TGGACCAAAAAGCAGACCACTATGTGTATGCATTATGCTATTAAGCACCGGTCTACTATAGAAAAAACGGCTAAATTCAATGGTAACAAATTATCTCCCACAACAACATATGAATGTCCTCATTGCGATGAAATATTTCCGGTCATATCCAAACTACAACAGCATATGAAAAACCGGCATCAAAAAGAGAATCTTTATGTTTGTCCATATGATACATGCAATGGTCAAAGTTTTAAACAAAAATCGGCTCTCATATGTCATCATGTACGGAATCATATGCCAAGACAATGCTTGTACTATTACGACAGCGATACTTTTTTCAAGAAACAGTATGTGTGCATATCGTGTAAAAAACGGTTTACACGAAATGCGGTTACGTATCATGTGGGTAAATGTGCACCAACTTCAATATACCAATCATAATCATTTGTCTAAAGTACCAATGCAAATGGAGTACATAATACGGGATTGTAAATACAACAAAAAGTAGAAAAAACTCAATGCAATACTATTCACGAAATCCATTCCCGATTTTTTACTGGAAAATAACCCATACAAGAATATTATAATAGTAAAAACAAAGAAGACAAACATAAAAATGGTAATAACTAAAAAGAAATTACAATAATACGATTTTTCTAAAGCACCAAATAAGTAGTCGAAAATATTGTCAGTGGTATCTTCCATTTTTTAAAGAATTAAATGCAAATGTATCAAATTTAACAATGAATTAAATAATCTATATAATTTAACGGGGGGTTTTATTTTATCTTGAGACAAAAAGATTAAATATGTTTTATTACTATAGAAATATAGACTCAATATCCCATTATATTCCACAAAAACATAATGGATGAATCTACAATATGGAAGTTAATCGATATTTATTTCAAAGAGAATCCCCAGACTTTAGTAAGACATCATATTGATTCTTATAATCAATTCATAGAAGAAGGTATTTTCCAGGTTTTTAGAGACATGAATCCTCTTAAAGTCCGTCTATCAATGGATGAATCTCTACAGGATTTCCGTACAAAATGCGATTTGTATATCGGTGGTAAAGATGGAACAAGAGTCTATTTCGGCAAACCCATTATTTACGACCCAAAAAACAGTCACTATATGTATCCCAATGAAGCCCGGTTGCGCGATATGACTTATGGTATTACTATACATTACGACATTGATGTGGAATACACTCGCATTTTAGGGCCGGATGATATTCCTACAGAAGTCGATGAAAATGGATACATGATATTTTCGTCAATGGGAAAAGAAGAAAACCGCGAAAATCCCGACGACCCTAGACCGATTCGTGAAAAACTAACTCCTTCTGAAATGGCTAAATTGAGAGAAAATGCCAGTAGAACTATTGATGGAAATCGCCAGTTGGTAAAAGTGCGTTTGGAAAAAGTATACTTGGGTAAGTTTCCTATTATGGTCCAATCCAATGTGTGTATTCTGAACAATGTACCAAGATTGATGCGATTTGCTTTAGGTGAATGCAAAAATGACCTTGGTGGGTACTTTATTATTGATGGCAAAGAAAAGGCCGTCGTTCCACAAGAAGCATTTGGAGACAACATGATCAATGTATCGAAATCCAATAATGAAAAATACGCCTATACATTGGAAATGAAATCCATTAGTGAAAACATCTCTAAACCCAAGCGTACTTTGTCTCTAAGGGTCATGAACGATACCGCTTCGGCAGTAAAGCAAAATATAGGCGTTTTCATTCCCAATACGGGTGAAGTGCCCATTCCCCTATTTGTGGTATTCCGAGCATTAGGTATTTTAAGTGACCGAGATATTATATCCTTTTGTACACTTCAGCAGCCCGAATATACACCGGTATCATTTCTACCGTATATCGATGCTTGTATTCATGATGCATCGGCCATTTTGACCCAAGAAGAAGCATTGGAATATATTACCCGTACAGTAAAAGGCCGAAGTCATTGGCGAGCACACCAAGTCATTGCTGATTTCTTATTGCCGCATATTGGAGAATTGGAATATTTGGAAAAGGCCTATTATTTAGGTTATTTAGCCAATCGTCTCTTATCGGTCACTATAGGAATAGAACCACCCACTGACCGAGACAGTTACAAATACAAACGCGTTTCTCTCATTGGTCCCCTTTTAAAAAGTCTCTTTTCGGATTATTACCAAATGCAACTCAAATATATCAACTTGCAAATCGAAACAATCCATGTCTACAATGAAAGGGCCTATAACGATATTGGTGTACTATTACATGAAAAATACGATGATATATTCCAAAAACGCATGGTTGAAGATGGAATACGAAAGGCATTCAAGGGTAACTGGGGCGCCTATTCCCATACCAAAATAGTCGGTGTTCTACAGGATTTGAACCGGTTGTCTCACAATAGTATGATGAATCATTTACGCAAAACCAATTTACCAATGGATTCCAGTTTGAAAATAGTAGCCCCACGTGTTTTACACGGTTCCCAATGGGGTATTATCGACCCAATTGATACACCCGATGGTGGAAATGTAGGATTGCATAAACATTTGTCTTTAATGACTCATATTACGACTTCTTTGTCTCGTGAACCATTAATTGAGTGGCTGAAGAAAAATACACCGCTCGTTTCTCTCAAACAATCCAATCCAATTCGTATGGGGAAATTCACCAAAGTGTTTGTCAATGGTCATTGGGTCGGTGGTATTGCTGATCCCCATACATTTGTCAATACGGTAAAATTACACAGACGTCATGGATTAATACCCATTACAATGAGCATTATGTTTGATTACAGTAGAAATAGTATTTTACTGTCTACCGATGGAGGTCGATTATGTCGTCCTATTTTTTACCACGACGAAGTGGAACATCGTTTCGCCTTTAATGAACCCAATGTATGGAAGACTGTACAAAGTGGGATAGATGGATTTCTTGCATCTGGAAACAGTGCAATTCATAGTGGACAAATCGACCCGAACCGCATTTGGTTTCAACTTGTCTCCGGATTCCACGAGAAAAAGTTGGCAAATTATAACCCGTACAAAAATGGGTTTTACGAATGGAAACAATTGTACGGTGAATTGAACAAATCGAATATGAAAACGAAAAAGGCGGTATTTGAGTATATGGATTCGCAAGAAACCGAAGGGAGTTTGATTGCAATGCATTATATGGATGCCACTGCCAATAGCAAGCGGAATTTCACCCATTGTGAATTGCATCCATCGACCACATACGGTATGATGTGTAATATGATTAATTACGTAGAACACAATCCAGCATCGCGTAATTCATTTTCATGCGGTCAAAGCAAACAAGCCTGTTCTCTCTACAGTACCAATTACCAATATCGTATGGATAAAAGTGCTCTTATTTTGAACCAAGGCCAAACACCATTAGTCAAATCACGTTATCTACAGTACATCAACAACGAAGAAAATCCATATGGTGAAAATGCCATTGTGGCTATCTCGTGTTATACTGGATACAACGTAGAAGATGCCATTTTAATCAACGAAGGGGCTTTACAAAGAGGATTATTCCGTACCACCTATTTCAATACGTATACTTCCAAAGAAGAAAAGGAAATCAAACATCAAATGGTAATTCGAGAGAAAATCTTTTCCAAAGTTCAATTCGATGATAATGTAGAAGTGAGGCGAATTGACCCCGATTTCGACTACAGTTATTTAGACGACAATGGTATTGTTCGCGAAAATACCGAAGTCCATGATAAAATGGTTTTAATTGGACAAACCGAATCAATCGATTCCAAAGGAAATGTACGGGATGTTTCTATGATGCCAAAAAAGGGTCAAATGGGATTCGTCGATAAAACTTTCATTACCGAAGGAGAAGAAGGCGAACGTATAGCAAAAGTCCGTATTCGCCATGAACGTATTCCGGCCATGGGAGACAAGTTTGCATCACGCGCCGGTCAAAAAGGTACAATCGGTATGATTATACCCGAAGCCGATATGCCCTATACAAAAGACGGAATCCGTCCTGATATGATAATTAATCCACACGCATTACCATCTCGTATGACCATTGGGCAAATGATTGAAGTCATTGTAGGAAAGGCCTGTGCAATGAAAGGGGCATTTGGTGATTGTACGGCATTTAGTGACAATAATAATAAACTGGCCGAATTTGGCGATTTACTAACCCACCACAATTTCCATTCTACTGGAGATGAAGTAATGTACAATGGAATGAATGGTAAACAGATGGAATCCACCGTTTTTATTGGCCCCACCTATTACATGCGATTGAAACACATGGTAAAAGACAAAATCAATTACCGTGCGCGTGGTCCCCGTACAAATATGACACGTCAACCCGTGAGTGGACGTGCCAATGATGGTGGTTTGCGTATTGGTGAAATGGAACGTGATGCGGTCATTTCCCATGGAATGAGCCATTTTCTACAGGAATCCATGATGGAACGCGCTGATAAATATCAAATGGCAATATGTAACACTACAGGTATGGTGGCCATTTACAATCCAGGTCGTGATATAATGCTTAGTCCGGCCGCCGATGGTCCAATTCAATATGGTGGTTCTCTCCATCACAATGGTGAAATTGAAGTTCAACAAATGTCCAAATATGGTCGTAGTTTCAGTATTGTCAAGGTCCCTTACGCGATGAAATTATTACTACAGGAATTGCAAGCCATACAAGTACAAATGCGTATTATTACAGAAGACAATGTTCAGCAAATCTCCAATATGAAAAATTCGCACACGATGGAATTATTGACAAAGGACCCGAATACCAATATTCAAGTCACATTGAAGAGTGTCCAAGAGAAGTTGAAAAATAAGAAACCTGTAGATGAAAAGGAGTTATTGGAAGAATGGAACCAACCATTGGACGAAAAAACGGACACAAGTAAAACGGACACAAGTAAAACGGACACAAGTAAAAAGAATGAATCGATCGCCGAAGAGGACAACGCCCCAGAAATTACAGAAGTAACTGATGAATTGGATACCGATGCACAAATAATACCATCGGAAAAAGTAATACCCAGAACACCGGAAGAATCGCCACCGGCTCCATCAGTTGCATTACGAGAAAACGAAATCTTACGTGAATCGCGTAATTACCCGGGGAATTATTATATTATGAATGAAAAAACCGGACAACGTACCTGGATAGACCGAGAAGGAAAACGTATTGGTGAAGATACACAACCAGCCAATGCAGTACCAATGCGAGGCGGTGGATACGGCGTTGGTATGAATGCAACTGGCTCATCGTTACCTTTAGAAAAAGACATGGCGGTATTTTGGCGAAATGACGTGAAAAAACCCGAACGTGTATGGAAAATCATGACAGTCGGACCGAATTATTATAACATTACCACTACAGATACGGAAAAGATGGACTCAATATCGGAATCCATACAAGTAGTGGACCCAGCCGATGTTTATATATATACCGATGAAATGGGTCAAATTGATTCATTAGAATCACCAAGAACGATGCCACCAGTAGAAGGCCCTATAGAAATGGTATATCCACCTATGGACGGTCTTTCTACAGTGAATCCCGGAACAATCCAAATTGCCCCCGTAATAAAGGTATTCAATCACGGCAATGATATGTCTCAAACAACCGGTACTACTGTAGGAAATGAACAAGATAGTATACAAGAATTTACGGATACACCAAGTGAGATGAACAATACAACGGGGACAACAAATGATTCATCTATACAGTCAGGTCCGGTGAATCCCCCGGTTATTGATTTCAATAATTTAGTAATTAAAAAAGCACCATGAGAAAAAATTGAATGGAAATTGACATAAGGAAAACATTTGTATCTATAGTTATAGTATATATACAAAAACATACCCCTTAAACAGAATCAACCTAATAATAAAGAACCATGAGCAGTCAACACAATCAAATTGTACAAATCTATAAATCGCGTCAAAATATCTTGTCTATTTTAGAATCAATATACGATTACGACATTGGTGATTACAATGGATTCACCTTTAATGAAATCGATGCCATGTACAAAAACAATCAATTGGATATGTTATTGACACATAAAATTGTAGACAACAAACAAGAAAAGACATATAAGACTTACATAAAATACCATATGTCTGCTACTGGTCAAATGGCCACTACTATTAATGAAGCAGCAATCAAGAATATTGTAGATGATTTATATACGGAAACCGATACTTTGAGCAATAACGATTGTTTGTTTATTATTATGGAAGGAGAGCCCAATGATTCTATGGTGAATTTACTGAAATTCATGTATAACAATGACGGTAAATTCATTATTGTCTACAATATTAAGCGCCTACAATTTAATATATTGGAGCATAGTTTAGTACCCAAAGTCACTATTTTGTCCGATGACGATGTCAATGACTTTAAGAAGAAATACAATGTAACTACTGTAAAAGATATGCCTGAAATATCTCGGTTTGATCCACAAGCACAAGCAATTTGTTTACGTCCGGGGCAAATATGTAAATTTTTAAGAAATAGTCCTACTGCAATGGAAACACCATATTTTCGTATATGCATATAAAAAAACGTTTTGGGAAAAAATTGAATAGGTCTTGTTTTATTTGTATAAATTAATACAAATAAAAATCCTATTTTTTTATATTATCGAAACTCTTAATCATTTCTACTGTTATTTAAGAGAAAAACAATGTATGTATCTCAACGAGGTTTAGTCATTCCCAAAAAATTAGTTTCACCAGAAGAAATCGAATCCATGAAAAGAGATTTGACTCTAATACCAAAAAAGAATCACGTAATGCCTGTAGAAGAAAAACCAATTGCCGCATTTCGTGAAAACGAGCAAAAATTATATGTACCACGTTTCTACGGTATTGACCGTTATGCAGTGGAATCATGCCCACATGAAATCGAAGACCGAATACCAGAGGGGGATCCCATCCATGTACCTTTTGTACGGGAATTACGTGATTATCAAAAACATATTGTCGGTGTATATTTTGACCATGTAAAGGATGGTTCCGGTGGTGCCATTTTAGAGGTTCCATGTGGGAGAGGGAAATGCTTAGGACTTAATACACCTATTCTTATGTATGATGGAACTATAAAAATGGTACAAGATGTATGTGTTGGCGATGTATTAATGGGTGATGATAGTACACCACGAAATGTATTGTCATTGGCCCGTGGGCGAGAGACTATGTATAAAGTGTGTTCCAAAAAAGGTGAACACTATACGGTAAATGAAAGCCACATATTATCATTAAAGTACAGTACAAATATGAATAAACATGTCAAAAAAGGCGATATATTGGATATATGCGTAAAAGATTATTTAGATTTGCCTAAAAGTTATCATGGTAGAGGTGGTCCTCTAGTTGGTTATCGTGTACCTATTGATTTCAAGTATAATCATTCAATGGTTCCGCCAATAAATCCATATTTGGTAGGATACTGGTTAGGTGATGGTAGTTCCTATGGTACTTCTATTTCAACACAAGAAGCCACTGTTTTAAAGCATATACAACATGTGTTCACAACTAGCCATCCTAATTTGTATTTACAATACACCGGATCCCAATATGATTATAGAATCAATTCTATTTTAAAGAAAGAAAAGGGGAGCAATGAATTCCGTCAATTCTTGTTTGATTATAATTTAATCAAAAATAAGCATATTCCTACCATTTATAAATGCAACAGTCGCAAAATACGACTTGAAATTTTGGCCGGTTTATTGGACTCAGATGGTCATTTAGTCGACAATTGTTATACAATAATTCAAAAAAATGAAACGTTATTAGATGATATTGTATTTCTTGCAAGGTCACTCGGTTTTGCTTCTACAAAACGAAAATGCGTGAAGACATGTACCAATGCAAAAAATGGCCCTAAACAGGGTATATATTACAAATCCTGTATATATGGTTCTGGTTTGGATGAGATTCCTGTACAATGTAAACGCAAAAAGGCGTCGCCTAGGAAATTATTGCGCAATGCACTAAATTATCGTATTCATTTAGAATGTATAGGAGAAGATGACTATTATGGCTTTGAGATTGACGGTAACCGGCGATTTGTTTTGGCCGATTTTACAGTAACCCATAATACGATAATGGCGCTAAATATTTGTAGTGTTTTACAAAAAAAGACACTGATATTGGTTCACAAGGAATTCTTAATGAATCAATGGATTGAACGCATATCCGATTTTGTACCGTCAGCCCGTGTGGGGAAAATACAAGGACCCAAATTCGACATTGAAAACAAAGACATTGTAATCGGTATGATTCAAACCATATATAATCGGTCGTACAGTCCAAAAGCATTCGATTCGTTCGGTCTTACCATTATAGACGAGGTTCATCGTATTGGCTCGGAAGAATTTTCCAAAACGCTATTTAAAATTAGTACGGCCTATATGTTAGGAATATCGGCTACAGTAGAACGAAAAGACGGTTTAACCAATATTTTATACATGTTTATTGGCCCGAAAATATACGAAGAAGAGCGAAAAGAGAGTTCGACTGTAGAAGTCCGAGCCATGTTTTACGAACATCCAGACGAATCATATTCTACGGAAGAATTCGATTTCCGGGGCAAAATCAAGTACAGTACAATGGTGAGCAAAATCAGCGATTTTCCACCACGTCAGCGCTTTATAGTCACACTTTTGGAAGATTTAATAAAAGAAAATCCCAGTAAACAGATCATGGTACTTTCCCATAAACGTAATTTACTAGATTATTTAGACGAAAGTGTTACAAAAAAAGGGTTTGCATCGTGTGGTCAATATGTAGGAGGAATGAAACAATCGGCATTGCAAGCAACGGAAGGTAGACAAATCGTATTGGCTACTTATGCCATGGCAGCGGAAGCATTGGATATTAAATCGCTTAATACACTTGTGATGGTATCGCCTAAAACGGATATAATTCAAAGCGTGGGGCGGATTTTACGAACAGAATGTGCTGGTAAAATCATTGTAGATATTGTAGATAGTCACGATGTATTTCAAAATCAGTGGAAACGGCGGAAAACATTTTACCGCAAATCATCGTATTGTATTAAAAAAATCCACAAATCTGAATACACCAATATGACCGATCATAGTAAATTTGTCACATTATATGATCCTACAGTAATTAAACCAAAAAAAGGAAAAAAAGACGCCGAAGAAGTGAGTGTGTATCCATTTTAATTATTAACTTTTTAATTCAAGAAACAAAAGAAACCAGTACATTTGGCTTTTTTACATGTTTTACACTTTTTGACGGTGCGTTTTTTCGGTACTTTGGACTTTTTTGCTACTTTCGTACGTGTTTTTTTGGAAACTCCTTTTTTCTTTCCGGCTGTGGTACGGGATTTCTTTTTCTTGGCTCCTCCTCCGGCCATTTTGGAATGGTACCCTTGGCTGGGATGATAAGTGCCTATGTTGGGAAAGTTGTTCATTTTGACGATGATGATGTTCTCTATATAAAGTAGATGGATTTTTTTTCTTGTATGATGATTGATGTTGCCGTAAATGTTGACGCGATGACCGGTCATGAGTACTACGGTGATTCGATTGGCGGTTACGATGAATGAAGGATTGTATAGGTGGAACCCGTTGAATGTTTGATTCGGTTGGTTCTAAATGGTCAATGGGTACCCATTTTTTGAAATTCGTATTGAAACTACAACGGAATAACAATTTTTTCTCTAAATTCACGAACCGGTCATATCGTAAATTCAAAAATTCATCTTCGTCGTCACTTTCTTCTACAGTATCCAAGCACGAATTCTCAGGGATAGACCGAAATAATTTATTCAATTTGACACTTGTATTGGTATCCATAATCAAAGCCATATCGAACAATGTGTCATTCTGCACGTAATAATAGTAGACATCATAAGCAACATCGGCACGTACCCACATATACACATAATGTTGATAAACGGGGTTTTTATGACACCAATTCCAATCGGGTACTTGTATTTTCGACACCGAATCCATTCCACTAGTACCAATAGTAGACCAAACACCGATACCATGATTGTTATGATGAATCGTGTCATAGGGAACAGCACTTGCTTCCGTTTTCCAAGGATTGGACGATGTTAATTGATTCACGTACGGTAACACTTTATGAATACTCCGTAATTGAATATACTTCAAGTCATAGCCGATTGTAGAATAAAAATTGTCTGGGACTTGTAAACCATCTTCACTTACAGTAGATGGGTCGATTTGCCACATATATACACTGTGTACACTGACGATTTCCTGTACAAGACCGTATTTTGATAAATTGCTGAAGAAATCACAATAAGCCATGAATTTCCGTTCAAATGGAATTGGAAATGGATTATCGAATTCATGACCGGATAATAAGAAAATATTATCGGCTACAAAATAACGTCGCTCTGGACAATGTTCTTCGCCATCGATCCAATATCCCGATAATAAAGTGCCTAAAGCAAAATGTTCGGGAAATTGGAAATTGGTGAGAAAATGTACATGATCCAATAATTCTTGATTCCGTCCGACTTCAATTACACATGCTACTGGTTTGTGTTCAATATAAGTGAACCACAAATAAGCGCGTTTACTCAATGGTACAGCAATGGCTAAATTATAATCATTCTTAGGCTTTTTATGAAGCGTTATTTCATAAAAAGGTTTGATAAATTTTGGAAACCGGTATAACATATCTTTATTGGTTTTCGTAGTAATTGTGGTTTTCGTTTCCATTGTGTCACTAATAATACTATTACTACTACTACTACTATTGTAATGTTCGCTTAATGAACTCAATGAACTTGTAGAATGAGTTTTTATCATTTTTATAATGAATAAATTTATGGAATTTGTTATTATGATTACTGTACAGGTGGCTATTGTATAGTAATCGGTTGTGTTTATGTCCTTTTTCAATTTTTCCCTATATTCATCACTGTCAGCCCATAGGCGAAGCCAGATCGTCCATCATATATGTGTACAAGTCTTCTTCCATTGATTTATTAGTTTGATGATCGTATTGAATTTCCTCTACTAACTCCTTGTACTTTTCGATCTGATTTGCGTACATGTTTTTCGTAATGGGCTTTGTATGTTGTTTTTTCATATATTCATACAATTGATGTCCCGCCACAATAATCACTAAACACAATAAAAATTGAATGACCAATCCTCCTATTCCTTTCATATAGTATTGATTATATAATTCTGAAATAGACTTAAACGCAATCCTATAATTGTTTATAACCTTATTCTATTTATTATCTAATATTCATTTTTCTTTTGTTATATAAATTTGTAAAATCCAATTATGACATCTATAGTACTTATTGACAAATCGGGAAAAGTTTCCGATAAGAAAGTAAAACAATATGATGAAACAGACCTGTACAAAAAGGCTGGTTTTAAAAAAGCGGATGGGTTTGTTGTTCAAACAACCTGGGAAAATAGTTCCGTTAATGGCAAAACCTATTCTAAAATCGTGATGTACGGTAAAAAGAGCGGGAATGCTGGAAAGGAAAACCAATATGAATTCCCACCACCAATGGATACCGTTTTATGCTTTGGTACAGTAATTCTAGTTCACAAAGATGAAAATAATACGACTAAAGATTTACGCTCATCCGAATGGACTTCAATATATGAATATTTGTACGGTGGATTTGAAGATACTCGTGCTTCTAATACCGAAGACGAGGAAGAAGAAATAGAAGAAATAGATGCAAGCCTATTAACTAAACAAGGATACATGAAAGATGATTTTATTGTAGAGGATAATGAATGCGAAGAAGAAGATTTTGAATACGAATCGGAATTATCCGAAGACGATTATTTTGATTGATTTGAGATTTGGGTGAAAAAAGGAAAAATTGAACAAATAGAAAAAATGTCATGAAAAAGAAGATATAAACAATAATCAATAAGTATACAACAACATAAACGAATTACCGTAGAAATATATTAGAATAAAATGATCGGAACATTATTTACTCAAAGTGAACCCAAGCAATTCCGTAAAAACATTGGTGTCTATTTTACAAATGTATTCCAAGATGAAAAATTGGGGAAAAATATTGAAGTGGGTATTTACAATTATACTATACAAGAAGCCCAATTTAGGCAAATTATAAAAAAATGGAACAATCTCCAATTTTGCGATATCTATAGTGCTCGTTTGAAAAGTATGATGTACAATATTAAACACAATATTGAATTTCATGAGCAAATTGCTCAAAACCAAATTACACCTTTACAACTGACCCATTTGACTCATCAAGAGATTGCTCCATTGCATTGGAAAGATAAGATTGAAATGAAAATCAAGCGTGACCGTTCGCGATTTTCCACTAATATCGAGGCTTCTACTGATATGTTTCAATGTCGTAAATGCAAATCGAAGAAATGTACTTATTATGAAATGCAAACCAGAAGTGCTGATGAACCGGCTACTATTTTCATTACTTGTTTAGATTGTGGTAAAAATTGGAAGAATTAAATGCATTTTCAATTAGACTTTAAAATATATAAAAAAATAATACACTTATTGTGTGTACTATTTTTTGTATTTGCTTTTCTTCTTTTTTAATTTAATAATTATAATAATGTAGTGCGACTATCTACAGTACTTCTAAATCCTGTAATTTCCAATATTCAATTCCTTTATTAGGCATTGGTCGAGCAATAATAAAAGGAATCAATTGACGTTCAAATTCTTTCAAAGCAATTGTACGCCCATGGATAACTTGTTCTGATAAATTTTTGATAAAAGTAGGAGCACCCCGTTCTATTTGCTCAGCACGAGTACCAATAACGCGTGCTTTTTCGTATTTGGTTAAAAACGGAGCGGTAGTATGAAATGGGTCTATAATTTTCCCCTTACTATCGCGAACCAATTTGGATAAAACTTTAATTTCATCCATATTAGCCGCACGAATTTCCGGATGCAAATCTTCTAAATTCTCCAATACAGAATAATTCTCAAATCGCTGATAATTTTCATCCTCTTCATCATCAACTTCCTCATCTAACAATCCAGTCTCATCCACAATATTGCCATCAGTATCGCTCACGTTTCCGGGTAAATCTTCTTGGTCCAAATAATCATCTTCTTCTTCGTCGTCATTTTGTGAAGAATCTGCTTTGCTTTTTTTCTGACTACTTTTTTTCTCACCATCGCCGTACAGTTCGTTATCATCATCCCCATTTTTCTCATCCTCATTTTTCTCATCATCATCATCATCGTCGTCGACCTCATTATCTTCTTCGACATCATTTTCCTCTTCATCTATATTATTTTCATCATCATAATCGGATTCATCTTCAGAATAATCCGATTCTTGAATATCATTTTTCGGTTCATTAACATCTTTGGGAATGGGATTATTAATAATTGCCATGGTTGTGTTTTGTTTGAAATTCTTTGCTGAAGGTTTCTATAAGAAAAAATACTATACAATATTAGTATTTTTTATTTTCAATTCAATTTTTCCCTTTTTTGTTTTATCGATGCATCATGTACTTTAGGCATTTTTTACAGTGAACATTATATGCATTTTATAATTACGAGTTTACGTCATGTGTTTTCCATACAAATTCACAGTCGGTACACATATACAAATGAAGCATATTAACATTATCATATCGAATGTATACGGCATCGGTATTTTTATCTGTACTTGAACCATCTTTTGTACGGTTGCTTTTACATTCTTCATTTGGACAGGGTATTTGAATGTGTGGCAAAGTAGGGTCGTGTTTCGTATACCGATTAATGACATATTCGTAGTTTGTATTAGAGCCGGAACCTGTAGAAGAATCATATTGTATGTTTAAAACACAAGCACCGGTTATATTCTCATCTTGATGACCACATACTCTACAATAATAAACCAATGATTCCAATGGAGTTTCTTCTTTGCGATCATTCAAACTAGATTCATTATTAATCAATTTATGATAGTATTTGTTATCGCACAATGGACAGAATTTAATACGTTGGGTACTCATTGTATGACAAATATAAAATTTTGGAAGGATTATTTGTATCTACTGTAGAAAAGAACTATTTATATATATACTCTCTACAAGTTATTCTTATTTCAGTTCAATTTTTCTCTAAATGTATCTCAATTTTCAAATGAAATCCTTTTTTAGGGAAAATTGAATGGATTTTACCTCCTCGCTAAATCGATTAACATAAATCAATACAATTAGAATTATTAAGTAGTGATACATTTGTATTCTTATATCAAAGTATTGGGAGTTTGCCCTCTTTTGGACGGAAAAACAAGAAATTTCTTTTATAAAAAAAGAAAAAATTGAAAAGAACCTAAATAGATTTTCTCTATATATATCATAATTATCCTATATAAGTTACAATTTAAAGTTAATTATCGATGAATGAACTCGATGGTTTTCTCGACAAGCATTTCATCAAAAAATCATCGGTTGCTGTTGGTGAAGTAGTACAAAATCCCACACATCAGTTATTTTCGAAATACAAGAAGGGAAATCTATACATACCAAATAGCGAATATGAAGAATTAATGAGACTTTATTACACCCATGTACTAAAAACAGGATTGACTCACAATTTGATTGAAAGACAATGTATATATAAACAAGTAGAATCCGGGCACAATCTAATTGATATTGACTTCAATTTCTCGGCTGACCGTACAAAGAGGCTTTATACGGAAAAACACATCAATCAAATATTCGACTTTGTATTGGGTAAGTACATAAAAATTTTTGAATTGGACGAAGATGTTCAGTTTACTATGATTGCTATGGAAAAACCTTCGCCTAGAGTGGTATCGAAGAATGGAACATCTATTGTAAAAGACGGACTTCATTTAATGTTTACTCTAAAAATCAGCCCATATGTACAATTGTACATTCGCGATAAATTGATTGAGTATATTCAGGATGAATGGAGTGACTTACCGATAATCAATACATGGGAAGACGTAGTAGACAAGGCAATATGTGAAGGAACCAATGGTTGGCTATTGCCTCAGTCGAAAAAAGAAGATGAACCAAGCCATTATACCATTACGAAGGCATATCGCGTTTATTATGACAGTGATACCAATGAATTCGAGAAAAGCGCATTAGTATCTTCACCCAGTGATTTAAAAGCGTTCTATAACCAATACTACAAACAGTTATTTATTCGCAATCCCAATATACTGTCTCTTGAATTGCTGACTGACTATGGAAGTGACATTGTAAACCAGTACAAAACGAGAAAATCAACCGTTCCAAATGCAATTACACCAGTAGCACAATCTAATTTTGCGTTCGGTGGAGACGACTCATGGCAATTCAGTTTGGCCATGTTCCGTCAAATACGCAGTAAAGAAGATGCTGAACAAATGTTAGAGTGTTTCCTTGATAATCTACCCAGTGACAAACACCTTCTAAGAACATGTCGCGAATATGTAAATATTTTACCGGAATCATACTATGGACCAGGGTCGTACAACAAATGGATAAAAGTAGGACTCGTATTGTTTAACACATCACGGTATTTGCATATCGTATGGTTATTATTCAGTGCCAAAGCACCGGGATTTTCCTGGTTGACCGGTGTAGAAGAGTTGGCTGAGCACTGGTCCAAATGGTCCCAGAATATGTACCCTATACAAGAAAAACTCACTATGCAATCGCTCATGTACTGGTGTCGCAATGAAGTACTTGAGGAATATACCAAAGTACGAGACGGTAGTATAGACCATATGATCGAGCAATCCATAATTGGCATTACTGTACAGCAACTCAATGCAAAAGGTAAACACCGTGGGTCTACTGACTACGATTTAGCCTGTATTTTGAAGAAAATGTATGAAGATTCATTCGTATCCAGTAGCATCAAATCCAACGAATGGTGGTTTATTAAGAACCATTATTGGATAAAAGATGACTCTGGAACAACGTTACGTCGCAACATTTCCACTTCTATGCGTCCACTCTACCATAACAAGGCAATGGATAAACTTCAAAAGGCAATGCAAATTCGCACAAACGAAGGCACTATAGACACTGAAAACGATGACTATCAACTGCTTATGGCACAATGCAATTATTTGCGTGATATTGCCGACCGTTTAGGTAACACAAAGGATAAGGAGAACATTATGAGAGAAGCACGTGAAATCTTCTTTGATCGAGAGTTTGTTAAAAAACTCGACACAAGACGCGACTTACTTTGCTTCACAAATGGCGTATACGACTTCTCTACAGATGAATTCCGTCCAGGCAAACCCGAAGATTATATCTCTAAATGCACTCAACATGAATACCGAGAATTGGACGAAGAACGAGACAAAGATACCATTGTA